TGAACAGCGTCAACACCCAGCTCACCCAGATGATTATACGGGGAGAGGCTCCAGACCGGGCCATCTCCGCCATCTCCAAGCAGTTTGAGGTGTCCCGCTCCAAGGCGGGCCGCCTGGTGATGACGGAAAGCGCCTATTTCTCCAGCGCCGCTCAAAAGGACTGTTTCAACGCCCTGGGCGTAGAGAAATACAGGATTGTGGCCTCTTTTGACCGGGACACCTGCGGCCTGTGTTCGGCGCTGGACGGCAAGGTGTTCAAGATGTCAGACTACCAGGTGGGGCTCACCGCTCCGCCGTTCCATCCCTGGTGCCGCTGCTGCACCGCCCCCTACTTTGAGGACATGGAGGGCCTGGGGGAGCGCTGGACCCGCAACCCGGACGGCACCACCACAAAGGTCCCGGCAAACACCACCTTTGCCCAATGGCGGCAGAGCTTTGTGCAGGGACCTACTCCTGGTTTACAGGTGGCCTCCGGGAGTGGTACAATGGCCGCAAAGGCAACCACGCATTTCCAGAGTGTTGTGCAGGGCTTGCCCGCATCCCCCAACGGCTACACGGACGCCCTTGAGCAACACTATGCGTCCGGCAATCAGACGGCCCAGGCTGTCTTTGAGCGCTATGTCCAGCCCGGCTCCGTTGCGGATGGGGCTTTCTCCGGCACGCCGCATTTTGACAGCCGCATCCAAAAGGTTAAAATGAATTTTGCCAACGACATGACGGACCCCAGAGGCCCAGCAACAACCTTTTTCCATGAACACGGCCATTATATTGATTTTATGTCGTGCGCCGGGAGCGGCTACACATCCATGCAGACGCCAGACTTTGGCGACGCCTTGAAAAAGGACTTTGAGGCCTATGTCAAGGCTACCATGAAAGCCCACGGCACAAAGAGAAAGACGGATGCCTATGCAATCATCTCTCAGGAGCTCCGTGGGGCGCTGCCCAATGCAATCTCCGATCTGTTCGGCGGAATGTCCCGCAACAAGTGCGCTGGCACATACGGCCATTGGAACACACGCTACTGGACCTACTCCGGGATGCTGGAGAAAGAGGCCTTTGCCCACATGTTTGCCGCTCAATTCGATGCTGACCGCTACGCTTTGATGCAGAAATACTTTCCCACCGCTTTGGCGGAGTTTGAGAAACTGCTGAAAGGGGTGACAACGCCATGATTAAGTATTCCGATGTGACAACCAACCAGGAGCTCCAGGAGGCCGTCACCGCCTATGAGCAGGCCTTTGGAGGCCGCTTTGTGGGGGATGAGCCGGGCCCCGGCCTGGTGTATCTGGACGCCAACGGGACCTCCTACGGCCCCCCGGACGGCTACACCAAAGAGGACCTGCTCACGGCTCTGGAGGGTAGCAAAGACATCCTCCCCTCTATCTGGACCAATTTGGATGGGCTGGATATTGACCCAGACATCCTTTACTGACCCGATGATAAAAGCATCGTGCTGAAAAGCACGGTGCTTTTTTCATACCCAAATACCGCCGGGCCCCGGCGGAAACCAACAGGGGCGCTGCCATACCGGGACTGGCCGGACACAAGGAAAGCAGATAACAGGAGGTAACGCAACATGAAACTTTTATGGCTCAAGGAAATCATTGGCGATGCCTACACGGAGGACATGGACGCCGCCGCCTGCCAGGCGATTGGCAAGGACTTTGTTGCCCGTGCGGACTTCAACGCCAAAAACACCCGTGTCAAGGAGCTGGAGGCCCAGGTGGGCCAGCTTGAGGAGGCCGCCAAGGGACACGCCAAGCAGCTTGAGGAGCTGAAAAAGTCCGCTGGCGACAACGAAGAGCTGACCCGCAAGATTGGCGAACTGGAGCAGCAGAACAAGGCGGACAAGGCCGCTTATGAGAAAGAGCTGGCCACTATCCGGCTGACTGCCGCCGTGGACGCCGAACTCACCGCCGCCGGAGCCAAGAACAACACCGCTGTCCGGGCTCTCCTGGCCGACTACCTCAAGGACGCCAAGATTGAGGACGGCAAGGTGGTGGCCAAGGTGAACAATGAGAGCATCACCCTGGCCGCCAAAATCGAGGCCATGAAAAAGGACGCCAACACGGACTTTCTCTTTGGGAGCACCGGGGCCAAGCTGACCGGCTGGAAACCCGGCGACCCCGACACCGGGCGGAAACCCGGCGAGGGGAAAAAGCCCTCTGAGATGTCCTATTCCGAGCTGGCGGCTTTCCTGGCCGAAAACCCGGACGCCAAGCTGGAATGAGGTGACAACATGCGAAACATCACAACCCCTGCCAAAGCCGTGTCTTTTGAGGACGCCTTGAGAAATCTGGCGGCCAAGCTGACCGGCAAGCCCGCCGCATCCCTGCCCCGCACCCAGGAGGCCGTGGTGCAGTACATTGCGGACAACATCTCCTCCGTGAAAGAGCTGACGGACGCCCTGGCCAAAGAGCTGGCCATCCGGCTGACCCAGGAGCTTGCGGAGGCCATTGTCCAGGAAGTCATGGACCGTCTGGCCCCTGCGGGCACAGGGGCGGCCCAGGACGGCCCGGAGGATGAGCCGGAGGGTGATGATACCACCGGCACCAAAGAGGCCCCCAGGGGCCGCAAGCGCAAGCCCAACACCAACTAATTTGCAGAAAGGAAGATTGAACTATGCCTAACACCAAGTTTGATGCCAAGTCTTTCAATCCCCAGGCTTTCAAGTATGCGGTGGACCGCATCCCCCGCACCCGCCTCAATGAAATGCGGAAGTCCAGAGCGCTGGCGGGCAACCCCGACATCCGGGATGTGTTCAGCACCCAGGGTGGCACCGGCTATGCCCGCATCGCCATGCGGGGCCTGCTGGACGGCGATGCCGTCAACTATGACGGCCAGACCGACATCACCGCCACCTCCACCAAGACCTTTGAGCAGGGCGTGGTGGTCATTGGCCGTGCCAAGGCCTGGACTGAAAAGGACTTTTCCTTTGACATCACCGGCGGCATTGACTGGATGGACAATGTAGCCCAGCAGGTTTCCGAGTATTGGCAGGACATTGACCAGGACACCATCCTGGCTGTCCTCAAGGGCGTCTTTGCCATGACCGGCGGCCAGAGCGCTGAATTTGTGGCCAAGCACACCTATGAGGTGGCGGGCAACATGGAGGCCACCACCATGAACAGCGCCACTGCCCAGGCCTGCGGTGACCGTAAGAAGAAATTTTCCCTGGTGTTCATGCACTCCGTTGTGGCCACCAACCTGGAAAACCTCAACCTGCTCACCACCCTCAAGTACACCGACAAGGACGGTGTGACCCGTGACCTGACCCTCTACACCTGGAACGGCAAGACCGTTGTGGTGGATGACGGGATGCCTGCCACGGACGGCTATTTCCCCGCCAGCGCCTCCGATGAGGGAGCGCTCCAGGTCAAGGCCTCCGGTGCTACTGCTGGCCAGATCAACCAGGCGGAGGTCACCCCCTACTTTGGCGAGGGCACCCCTGCGGCGGACAGCTATGTGGTCCCCGGCACCCGCTACACCACCTATGTGCTGGGCGAGGGCGCTATCAGCTTTGAGGACATCGGTGCCAAGGTCCCCTATGAAATGGCCCGTGACCCCAAGACGGACGGCGGTGTGGACACCCTCTACACCCGCCAGCGTAAGGTGTTCTCTCCCTTTGGCATCTCCTACGAAAAGACCAGCCAGACCACTCTCTCCCCCACGGATGCAGAGCTGGCCAACGGTGCCAACTGGTGCCTGGTCCATTCTGGTGAGAGCGGTGAGGGGGACCGCTCCTACATCGCCCACAAGGCCATCCCCATTGCCCGCATCCTCTCCAGAGGCTAAGGACATGGAGGGCGTGTATGAGGCCGTGGTGGACCGGCTGGCCATGCTGGGCTACACTGTCACGGACGATGACGAAACCGGCCTTAAATACACCATCCGCAAGTGTGAGGCGGAGCTTTTGGCGAACATCAACCACCGAAAGCTCCCGCCTCCTCTTTTTTACACCCTTGTGGACATGGTGGCCGGTCATTTCCTGTTTGATAAGAAAGCCGCCGGAGGGCTTGACGGGCTGGAGGGCTTTGACTTCAACGCCCCCGCCAAGAGTATCACGGAGGGGGACATCTCCGTGACCTTTGCCGGGGCCAGCGATGGTGCAAGCAATGCGGAAAGCCGCTTTGACGCCATGCTGGCCCAGCTCATGCACCCGGCAGAGAGCACCCTGGCGGCTTTTCGGAGGCTGAGATGGTAGTCCCCGCCGCCTACAAAAAGGCCATCCAGAGCCTCTGGACCGGCCTGGCCACCATCACCGTGCGGCAGGGTGTGCTCAACCCTGCCAATGGCCGCA